GAAACAGGGGAACTTTTAATAAATAGTAATCCATTTGATAATAAATTCGTTTCTCCTGAAGGAAATATGAGTGAAAATGGACAAGATACAATAGAAATAAAACAAGCTGAAATTCCAACAGAGAATTACTTACAGTCTTATATAACATTTTTAGATTTATGTTTACAAGGAATTGTTAGTCCTAGCACACTTGGAATTGATAATAAGAAGTTAGATAATGCAGAGGCACAAAGAGAAAAAGAAAAAACTACTTTATATACTAGAGGTTTAATAATAGATACTTTGGCAGATTTCATCCCAAGAGTAATTAACACAGTTCTAAAATCAAAGGCACAAATTGATAAGAAACCTATTCCTGAAGATAAAGAAATTACATTAAAATTTGGAGAATATGCAAATCCATCATTTGAAGCACAAGTTGAAACTGTAACAAAAGGAAAACAAGGTGGAATAATGTCTATTGAGGCAAGTGTCGAAGAATTATACAAAGATGACAAAGATGAAGAGTGGAAGCAACAAGAAGTGGCTAGATTAAAAGCTGAACAAGGAATTATAGACATTGAAGAACCAGCAGTAAATTATGATTTGGAAATGAATGAAGATGCTACCGACACAAATGTCGATACCAATAAAGTAGAAAATCAAGAAAAAGAACAAAATACAAAAATAGATGGTCAAGATAAAAATAAAAAAGACCAGGAGAATATAAATGAATAATGAATACAGTATCAGCAGGGCATTTCAAAGAATAGAAGAGACATTGATAAAGTCAATGAAAAGAAATCTTACGAGACATTTGAATGAAGAGAAAGATTTAGATATGAATTGGAGTGCCTGGCAAGCTGAACAGTTAAAAGGATTAGAAAAGTTTAAACAGGAAAATAAAAAAATGTTTAAAAATGATTTTTCTACTATAAATACTGATATAGAAGAACTAATAAAAAAGAGCTATGACAATGGAAAGCTGGAACAGGAAAAAGTAATATTAGAAGCTATACAAAATGGTACATTTAGTAGCAATAATAAAAAAATAAGTAAATTATGGCATATTTATAATACAAGCAAAAATAAAAGAATCAAAAAGAAACAGTTAACTAGAATATATGATATTACAAATCAAACAGAGTCAGGTTTTTTTAGAATAAATGAAAGAAAGTTAAAAGCACTTATAAAAGAAACAACAGAAAACTTTGACAAAGCTGAATTATCAATATTAAGATTTACTAATGATCAATATAGGCAAATAATATATGATGCCCAGGTATATGCAAATACAGGTTCAGGAACAATACAACAAGCAGTTGATATGGCTACAAAAGATTTTCTTGCAAAAGGAATAAATAATATTGAATATGCAAATGGAGCTATGGTGAATATAGCATCTTATGCACAAATGGCTATTAGAACAGCAAATAAAAGGGCATATTTACAAGGCGAGGGAGAAAAAAGAGCTGAATGGGGAGTTCATACAGTTTTAGTTCCAAATCGTGGTGGAGGTTGTCCATATTGTATTAAATTCCAAGGTAAAGTTTTTATTGACGATGTATGGAGCGGTGGAACGGCAGCGGAAAGCAAAGAAACTGGTTATCCATTGTTAAGTACAGCTGTAAAAGCTAAATTATTTCATCCTAATTGCAAGGATACAACTATTACATATTTTCCAGGGATAAACACAAAACCGATTCCTCCAACAAGAGAAGAATTGGAAATTAAAAAAGAAAACTATATGAATGAACAGAAATTAAATTATATTGATAGAAATATAAATAAATATTCAAGACTTGAATTAGGAAGTCTTGACAATGAAAATATTGAAAAATATCATAATAAAAGGCTACAATGGCAAGAATATAAGGAAAAATTTATACAAGATCATAAAACAACATTTAGTGATATTATAAAACTTGAAAAAGAAAGATTTAAGAATGAAATAAATAATAGGATTAGCAATAATATAGTAAATGAAACTAGAATCACAGAGGTATCAGATCATTTAATTGATAGAATTAAAGAAAGAAAACTTAATATAGATGATATTGAAAACACATTGAAAAATCCTTTAAAATATGGTAAAATTAAGTATGATAAGTACGATAGACCAAGTTTTAGTGTGGTTGGAGAAAAATGTACTGTATATGTAAACCCTGACAATGGAATAATAACAACAATACATAAAACTCACACTAAAACAGTGGAAAAATTGAAAGGAAACAATAAAAATGAAAATTGATATAAAAGATTTAGAAAAATTGAAAAAAATTGATGATCCTGAAATAAATAAGTTAATAAATGAATTAGATGTTGAAAATATTGAAGAAAATAAAGCAATAGAATTTATGGAATTGCTTTATGAAAAGTCAAATGAATATTTAAGTAATCCTGGATACAATGAAACGGAAGAAAGTTCATTGCTTGAAAGAGTTGCTGATAATATATATGAACAAACTAAATAATTATAAAAGTGTTGAAGAGAGCCTAAAAGGGCTCTTTTTTAGTGCTTAAATTAGAAAGGAGGGATTTTTTTGATGGGAAGCAAGGAATTTATTGTAAAGTGTAAAGAACTAGTGAAAGAATATGCAAAAGAACATTTAGATAAGAGCGATGAAATACCAGAGTTTGATGTGTTTGTAGTGTGGAGTTGCAAAACATTGCAAAATAGTAAAGCATTATTAAGCACTACTTTATATGACGGTATGTATTACGAATGTACTTTAAATGGAGATAAAAAAGAAATATATTTTGATGCTTATAAGAAGTTTGAAAATAAATGTATTAAATTAGAGGAGGAAAAGTAAAAATGGGAAGAAAAAAATCAGAAGAAATAAAAGAAAATGTTGTGGATGAAGCAACAGAAAAAGAAGCAGTT